AAATGAACAATCTGTTAAATTAACAGGAGTAGCAAACCCAATAGTAATAAGATGAACAGGGCTAATATCATTTGTCGCTAGTTCGTTCTTTATCGCTGTTGTTAAGGCTCTCGTCATATTTCTCGTATGTTGTTCGTATTAGCTTTTCGCTTTGTTCTACCATAATAAAACTAAAACTTCCATCTGGAATAGTGTTTTGTTTCAAATTGTTTTTTTCTGAATCTATTTCTGATTCATCTACTATTTTTTCTGCAAGAAAATCAGCAGTTACATGATGCCTTACTAAATATTTTGTCATCTATAATGATTCTTCTACATCAAACTCATATTGATATAATAACGCCCCATCGTTAGCAGTTCCCACAACACCAAACTCTTGAATATCATTTGTTAGATGTACTGTAAAAGGAACATTATCATAAGTTACTACAGAATCATTTGCAAGTGCTGTAAGTAAAGGTGGCTCAATAGTTACTGTTGAAGCATTACTAGAAGAAGTTACATCTGCTACAACCATATATACTTTATTATGTGAAGCAAACTTTAAAAAATCTCCAGCCCTAAATTTGTGTGTTCCATCATTATTATGTCCGTCCATAGCAATCGTTTTGTATCTCCTACTGCGTGAACACCATTAACTAATACTGTATTTGTTTCATTACCTCTAGCATCTTCTACTTCTGGTGGGATAATTGTAAAGTTTTCTTTGCCTGATCTTTGTTTAATTATAAAGGCCATTAACTCTCCATAAACATCTGATCTAGTTCCTGTAACAATTCTAACTGTAAATGCAAATCTTTGATTATCTATTTGTCTAGCAAGTTTCTTACCAGATACAGTTTTTGATATAATAGTATTTTGAATAGACTTTATTCCTAAAGATTCAAATTTAGCAGTTGATATTGGAAAAGCACCAGACATTATATTAAGTTTTTACTCCCTCTTTCATTAACTGCATTATTAATTAATTGTGTAATAGTTCCTCTTGATCTTACAAGTAATTCTTCAAAGCCAGAAGCATCTACTGTATTAATGTTAAAATTAACATTAACACTTTGTCCACCTGAACCTCTAGCAGATTGTGTAATTTGTCCTGTTGAGTTAGGTACAAAAATTTCTGGCCCATTCTCTCCCACTAATGTAGGAGTTCCTTTAGACACTGCTCCACCTGAAGCTTTAGATGGACCACCAAATCCTCCTGTAAAAAAACTTAATACTGCTTGTCTTTTCATTTCTGTTGTATTTTTTCTCATTAAGTTATTTTGTTTTGCTAACTCATCTGTTTTTTGTTTATTTAATGCTATATCTATTACCATTCTTGCAGTCATCTCTATAAGATGTGCTAATATATTTACCATTATTTGTTGTGCCATCATTTTAAATGTTTCCATTAAATTTTTTCCTAATACTATTGATTCTGCTAAAGATTTAGACATTTTAGTAATACCAGCATTTATGCTTCTAGCAATAGTTCCACCTATATCTTTAAATTTATCTTTCATAGTTTGTAAAGTATTAGCATTAATATCAATTAATGATTGTTTAAAAACTTTAACTTGAAATAATACTTTATCCATAAAAGTAGATTCAGGAATAGCTTTTTTAATATCCATTCCCTCATGTATTTTAGAACCAGGTACATCAGGAAATTTCTTTTCACTTTCCAACAAACCTATTTCTCTTAATTTTTTAACTATCTTATCTAATTGTGAAAGTAGAAGTGCAGCACCACCTATAATAAGATTTCTTTTAGTTGCTAAATTAAATTTTCTCATAGCCATTGTAGCAATACCTATTGCAGTTGCTAAATTATAAAAGAAAGTGACTAACTTAAATGCTATTAATATTTTTAAAGAAGCTATTATTAAATTTAGATTTTCTTTTAAAAATTTTAATACTTCTACTGTTCCTCTTACTGCAGTTGCTAAACCTTGTCCTATAGTTCTAGCAAACTCATTAAAAGTTTCTTGATTTGTTTTTATAAAATTATCTAACGCTTGAAATTGTATTTTAAGTTCTTCAAAAAAACCAGCATCTAATATAGATCGTTTAAGATTAAAGAATGAATCTCCAATCATAGACATAGTACCCTCAAAAGTTTTTGCTAACTCGTCAGTAGCCTTTCCATATTTACCACCTTTACCGAATATCTTTTGAAAAGCATCTGCAGTTTCTTCTACTGTAACTGTAGCACCAGCTTTAAAACCTAACATAGCTTTAACACCACGATCTCTAAATAGGTCTGCCGCACTTATACCAGCACTCATTGATCTTTGAATTTGTTCAGCAGTAGTTCTAAAATCTAATCCTGTTACAGCGGCAACATTCCCTGTAATCTCCATAAGGTTTGCAAGTTCTTTAGCATCTTTAGAAACAACTGATAATACTCCTGAACCAGCTTGTATTTCTTCTAGAGAAAAAGGAACTTTAGAAGCAAATTTTGCCATCTCATCAAAAGCTTTAGAACCCTCTTTAGCAGTTCCAAATAAGAATTTTAATCTAACTTGTAATCCCTCTATTTGTTTTCCTGTATTAACTAATGATCTAATTGCTAATCCTGTACCTAAACCTATAAAAGCATTTTGCAAGTTAAAGACTGCACTCTTAACTTTAGATAAATTACCTTGAACACTATTTAAAGCTTGTTTTGATTTATCTCTTGCTACTACATCTATATTAAGTCTTTGATTTGCCATTATTTATAATTCCTTGCTTCTGCTAATGCTTGCTTTGTTTTATACCCATCTTGTTCTTTTTTCAAGTAAGCTAACCATAAATTATAATGACTAACAGGCATGTCTAAAACTTCTTGAATTGTAATGTGTAATCTATCTGCTACTACTAAAAGCGACCTTATTTCAGTGTCGCTATCTACTTTTTTTCTGCATCATCATAGTTAGTATCTAAAAGGATTTGATTTGCTATTGTAGATATAACATTTGAATCAGCTTTCTTTCTTAATGCAAACTTATCTTCTGGGCTAAATGCTTTAATCATTTCTCCCTTATCATCTTTAACTTGTAATTTCATTATAAGTAAATCAACAAGAATAGTTAAATCTTGAAAGTTATTAGACTTTTTAAAGATAATGTTTTTTTCTTCAAGGGTTAATGGCTCTGAATAGAATACACTAGCATTACCATGCTCGTCTTTCCACTCCTCAACTTCAATAGTGATAGTTTTAAGAGTTTCAAAATGAGATTTAACTCTATCAATAACTGACATAAATTAATATTAGACAGTACCTATAGTTAAAGCCCCTGTACCTTGAAAAGTAACAGTTCTTGAAACGATTGCGTCCATTGAGTTATTAACTGACATTCCTGTAACAATTCCTGAACCAGAAAATTTTTCATCTCCTCTTGCATTACCCTCTGGTAATAAAATAAAAGCTATTGAAGTTCCAGCAGTTAATGTTTGTTGTGGAGAATCAGTTTCATCATAATTCATTTCTAAAGTTCCTGAGAATGATGTTCTGCCACTTACAAATGATTTTGTTGAATCTGTTAAAGCTGTATCTTCTACAACATCTGCAGTTGTTTCAAGTGTAAATGATGTTAGTTCCCCAACAGCAGTTCCACCAGCAGTGACTACGCCTTCTTTTCCGTGATGTGTTGCCATTTTGTTTCCTTGTTAGATTTAGTTGGTTTATTTTCTTTTTCTTGCTTATAGCCTAATGCTACAAAATTTTCAAGTTGAGTTTCATTAATAATAACTTCATTCCCATCTTTATATAATTTAATATCTTTAGCCATAAGTCCTTTTACTATTTATCTTCTTCCTCGTCAAGTTCATTGAACTCATCTAATTCAGGAAAATCTTCAATATCTTCATCAGTTTCATCTTCTTTAAAATTGTCTATTTTTCTTCTTGCGTCCATACATAATAAAGAAATTTCATCTACAAGCTTTTCAATATTATCTATCTTCTGTTCTACTTGATCTATTACTTTATCTGCTTTAGCCATTATGGTGTTCCTGATTGATATTCATACATACATCTAATAGTCATTCTAATTCCACCTATAGGAAATAAGCTTCCCTCATCAGTT